AGCAGATTAAGAAAGCGTATTGAGGCCAAAATAAAAAGCCTTGCTATTGAGTGCGCTTCAACCATGTACAGAAAGGAAGGAACTAACCAGGTAAGGGATACAACTGAATACTGCAAGTTAGTTCTTAAAGAAGCCTCTCTGAATGATGATATTGAATTATTAAAAAGCCTACTCAAATGAAGATCCCGTTCAGGTCCAAAACCCCGACAAATAAATACATGTGTAAGTTCTGTTTTAAAAAGCACCCCTCTCTATTTTGGAAGCAGCTTTGTGAAGATCTTCACAGCAAAGAACTTGAGTTTGAACCTAAAAACCTAACACTGATAACCGATTCTAAACGCTTACAAACGACTAAATAATGATTGTACTGAGTCTTTTTGATGGAATGAGTTGCGGTCAAATTGCTTTAAAAGAGCATGGTTTTGTTGTTGACAAATACTATGCTTCTGAGATAGACAAATTTGCAATTAACCAAACTCAGTTAAACTTTCCTGATACAATTCAACTCGGTTCAATTACAGAATGGCGGACATGGAATATTAATTGGAGTTCTATTAATCTGATTTGTGCCGGGAGTCCCTGCCAGGGATTCAGTTTTGCAGGGAAGCAACTGGCCTTTGACGATCCCCGGAGTAAATTGTTTTTTGTCTTTGTTGAGATACTTAACCATTGTAAAAAATTTAATCCGGAAGTTAAGTTTTTACTTGAGAATGTTGATATGAAAAAAGACCATCTGAGAATTATATCTGAGTATGTAGGAATATTCCCGACTAAGATTAATTCTGCTTTAGTATCAGCACAAAACAGAGAACGGTGGTATTGGTCAAATATTAGAACTAAACAGATAGGTTTATTTGATGAGCTTTATACGGATATTCCACAACCGGAAGATAAAGGTATTTTACTGAGGGATATTTTACAGCCGGAGAATGAGATTGATAAAAAGTATTATTTATCTAAGGTTGCAATTAGTAGAATAAATAGAAAAATGTATTCTAATGCAAAAGTCAATCCCGACAAAACCGGAACGCTAAACACTAAAAATAATTCAGGTCAATTATCAGTTGATTCTGGAACAACTTTAATATCAGACAGGGGGCAATCAGGAGCAATAAAAATAAGCAATTCCGGTAAAAGTGAAACATTGTCTGCAAGGCCGGGGTGTGCTTTTGATATGGCAATAAAGGCTGATAGAGACGGTATTCCAAAAGCAGATCAAAACAAAGCCAGCTCATTAACTATCGGAGGTCATGGATGTGGTAATCATTCTGATATGGATATTATTTGTGTAGCAATACGAGGGTGTGGCGAAGATAATACTCAACAATTAGAACCACAAACAACAGGCAAAACAAATACTTTAACAAGTGTTTCAAAAGATAACCTGATTATGACAAAGAATTACGCACAATGGGACGTATCCGGCAAAGGTTATAAATCACAACAAGACAGGGCATTTTACGAAGATACGAAACACGGCACATTGTCTTCCTCTCGATCAGAAAACAAGACGGGGGTTTTTTTTGAAAATGGAAATTTAAGAAGATTAACCCCTATTGAATGTTCCAGACTTCAGACTATTCCAGAATGGTATAAATGGGAGTGTTCAGATTCACAGATATACAGGATGCTTGGTAATGGCTGGACGGTTGATGTTATCAAACACATATTTTCTTACTTAACAAATAACCCATGAAATATCTACAAAAAGATTTAGAGCTAATCAGAACCTACAGGGCTGAGAATAATGGCCTGTTTGATTATAACCTTTTAATCCAGGGCGAACCGGTTAAGGCTGAGCACTCCGCTAATACTTATGATTTTGGCCTTGTAAACATTGCTGATAGTGGTAATGTACACCTTGAGATGTATAAAAACTCAGAGCCTGTTCCCTCAATGGATCTTCAGGATGAGAATAGTTTTATTGTTCCGGTGAAAATAAATTGAAAATTATTTGCACGTATCACACTGATACTATATATTTGTATTAGCTATTAACTACATCATGCAATCAAAAGAAATTATAACGGCTCCAAAAGTAGATGCAATTATCCCTTCGGGTGTAGTTGATAGCTCTTCTACTTGCGGAGCCTTATATATCATATTATGAAGGAAATAAAATTAAGTCAAGAAGGTACAAATAAAGGAAGATATGTCGCGAAGGTTGATGATGAAGATTATCAATTCCTCATGGAGTGGAATTGGTATGCATTAATTACAGACAGAGCAAATACTATTTATGCTGCGAGAGTCGAATATATTAATGGAAAACAAAAACAGCATCTTATGCATCGTGTTATTATGGAACCTCCTATGGGTTATAAAATTGATCATAAGGACCATAATGGGTTAAATAACCAAAAATCAAATTTACGCATTTGTACAACAGCGGAGAATAATAGAAATAGAAAATTACGTATTGACAACAAGACTGGGTATAAGGGTGTATCAATCAATACAAGGAGGCGCGGAGATAAAATTTATTCACGCATTAGAGCTGATATTAGAATCAATAACAAAACCACTTTTCTCGGACATTTTGATACAATAATAGCAGCGGCTAAGGCATATGACCATGCCGCAAAGAAGCATTTTGGTGAGTTTGCAAATCTGAACTTTAAACCATGAATACAGACATCAGAGAATTAAGAAATGTTGGGTCCTTTTATGATGGATTTAATGAACCTATGGGTTACGGGGCATTCGATCAGGACCAAAACCAGGAAGTAGAAGAAAAGTTTGATTTATCCAAAATAGACAACATTGAATTTGATGATGTTGATATGAAGGATTACCCGGACTTTGTTGATGCATGGGTTTGCTCAGCTGACTATGATGGTGTACCAATGACAGATGATCAGCTCTATGATCTCAATGAGAATTATCGCGACTTCGTATATGAAAAATTGATAGTAAGTATATTCTAAAAACAACCTTAAAAATCACACAATGAAAGAAGAAGAATCAACACACGTATCAGGTGCAGAATTAATGTCAGCACTTAACCGGTCTGAAGTAGATATTCAGATCTTAACAGCTAAATCATATCCGCGTGTATTGTCGCATGTACTTAACCAGATTGAGACATACGCTACAATGGATACCGAGACTGCAGAAGATTGTTTCTATGCCCTGAGAAGATCAGGAGCCGGAGGTGATCAGAATATTATCGAAGGTGTTTCAGTGCGTATGGCTGAGATTATTGCCGGAGCATGGGGAAACCTCAGAGTACAGACCCGTATCATTGGTAATGACGGAAGGACGGTTACCGTTCAGGGCATGTGTCATGATCTTGAGACAAACCTTGCTGTCTCCGTTGAAGTTAAGCGGAGAATTACAGACCGTAACGGAAAAACATTCAGTGAGGATATGCAGGTAGTAACCGGTAACGCTGCCAGTGCTATTGCTTTTCGTAATGCGGTTTTAAAGGTGGTACCTAAAGCTGTAACAAAGAATGTTATTGAAAGAGTTAAGGCTGTTGCAATGGGTCAGAGTATTGACCTCGAGACGGTCCGCCAAAGATTAATTGGCTATTACGCAAAATTAGCTGTTCCGACAGATCAGTTATTAAGTTATCTGGGTATTACTTCCACTGAGGAAATGGATAAAGAGAAGTGCTTTGAGTTAAAAGCCCTGGCTAATGCCATTAAGGAAGGCACCACAACAGTAAAAGAATCCTTTGCAGCACATACAGCCGAAGCAAGAGCAGAAGCCCTTAAATCAAAGGAGGAGAAAGGGAATGACAAGAAAAAAGACCTTAAGGATAAAAAGGCTGAAACTAAACAAACCAGTGAAAAGAAGCCCTCAGAACCAGTCTTAATGTAATTCAGAAATGAATAAGTACAAAAATATTGATCAGGAGCAACAGGAAAGTTTATTATCAAACTATCTTATTGACTCCTGGTCATTTTCCAAAGTCAGGACTTTCGCCACTAATGAGAAAGCATTCGAGATGCAATACATATATCATTGTGACGGTAAATCAGGATCTTCAGCGGTAGCCGGACAAGCATATCATTCAGCTCTCAATATGTTCTTTACTAATCTCAAGGAGGGCGTCACATTGGATATTGTCACTCTTGAGGCTATTGCATATAACTACATTGATAATGTTCCTGCAAATAAGTGGAAGCTGCAAAAAACCACACCAACAATTGATGAGTGTAAAGTATCTGCAACAAAGACAGTCGCGCAACTGCTTAATAATTTCATGTCAGAGGCTAATGTTTATCTGGATGAGATTGACCAGGTAATTGCATCAGAATTATACCTCACATCATGGATAACGGTTAATGGTGTTGATATACCTGTACCGTGTCACCTGCAAATAGATCTTATCATCAAAACAAAGAGCGGTAAAAGGGTTGTTATTGATCATAAATCAAAACGGTCTTTTACCGATGATGAAGAGATGAAGTTTACCGGTGGAAAACAGGCCATTACTTATGTTTTAGGATATGAAGAGGAAACCGGTGAGACTATTGACGAGGTTTGGTTTATTGAGAATAAGGCCTCTAAAAACAAGGAAGGATCAAAGCAGCTTGCAAAACATGATATTATTATGGATGCTGATACCCGGAGACTTTATGAGGCTCTTTTATATGAGCCCCTTAAAAGGATGATTCAGGCCGTTGGGGACCCCGATTATGTTTACATGATCAACGACAGTGATAGCCTCACAGACAAAGCGGAATTATATGACTTCTGGGCCAAAACAATGATCGCAGAGGTTGAAGACTTCAATATTCCGGATAATAAAAAGCCCCTCATGCGCGAGCGTATGCGTAAGATCAGGGACGCTTCACTTGCATCAGTAACACCGACAGTCATTCGGAACTTCAAAACATTCACAGAACAATTTATTCCATACGATTTTACAAACAAAAACATGACAAACCAAGAGAAAATAGAACACATACTCAGATCCTTTGGCATAATCACCAAGGTACAGTATGTCTTTGACGGCTATTCGAGTGCATCATACTTACTTGAGATAAATGCCGGGGTACAGATATCATCTATCCAGAGATATAAACTTGACATTGCTAATGCACTAAATGTATCTAATGTCAGGATTCATAAGGATCTGTTTGTATATGAGGGTAAGTCATACCTGGCAATTGAGTCCGGGATGAAAAATACATCAACCCTCTCATGGGATGCTTCAAAACTGTCAGGGTATAAACTACCTATTGGAGTCGATAACTTTCAACAAACAGTATTCTGGGATCTTGATAACCATTCAACACCTCATATCCTTGTATGTGGTGCCACCGGTTCCGGGAAATCTGTATTCCTCAGATCAACCATTGAATATGCTTTACTGGCAGGAATAAGCGAGGTCTATATTTTTGACCCGAAGCATGAGTTTAAAGGCTACTCTTCCACATCAGGAGTGAAGGTAATAAACGACATTGAAGAGATAGAGCTTCAGATAATGATGCTCGTTGAAGATATGGAGAGTAGGGTTAAAAGTGGTATTAACCGGAAAACCCTTGTTGTGTTTGATGAGTTCGCGGATGCTGTTGCAAATTCCCGGAAGGGGAATGATCTGAAGAATTATGGGACCGAAGTAACCGGAGCTTACCAGAACGGAACAGCTAAAACAAAGCGAGTTGTTAAGAGTATTGATAAGTCCCTGGAGGAAAACCTTAAGATATTACTTCAAAAGGGGCGTTCCTGTGGCTTCCGTATTATGTCGGCTACTCAGAGAGCTTCAACCAAAGTTATTACCGGAGATGCAAAAGTAAATATGCCGTGCTTGCTTTGCTTTAGAGTACCGAAGGAGGTTGATAGCCAGGTTGTATTAGGGGAAAGCGGTGCAGAATCATTAAATGGAAGAGGTGATTTTCTATTTAACTCTCCGGAATATTTACACACTGTAAGGGGACAAGCATTTTATATATCATAATAGTCTTATGAAAACAGAAATTTGGAAAGACGTGCCAGGGTTTGAGGGCATTTTTGAGGTTAGTAATATGGGGAGGGTAAAATCCTATCCAAGAAACGGAACTGATGGAGGTATGTTGATTGGGTATACAAATAAGTTAGGCTATCGAAGGGTTCTATTACGATCCAATAATATCAGAAAATACATATTTGTTCATCGACTTGTGGCTTCCGTATTTATTCCCAACCCAATGAACCTGCCAATAATTAATCATAAAGATGAAAACCCGTCAAATAATTGGGATGATAATTTAGAGTGGTGTACCGTAAAATATAATACAAATTACGGCGGTTGTCTTAAAAAAAGGTCAAAGACTCGCACGGGTTATAAACACACATCAGTGGCCCGGGAGAAAATGTCTAAAACTTGTATTGAGAGGGCAAAGCGAGGTATTTTAAGCCCTTACTCTAAAGCTGTTTACCAGTTTGACCTTAATGGGCTTTTTATTAAAAGATGGGGTGCCGTTACCGATGTAACCCGTGAGTTAGGTTACTCTCACAGTTTAATTTCAAGAGCTGCTAACGGTATTCTAAAAACCGCCAAAGGATATACATGGAGTTATGATGCTCCATCTCAGATTTCAGGGATTTTATAAAGAGTAAAGCAGTATGATAACAGCAGTAAAAAAGGTTTACCAGTGCGAACACTGCAAAAAGAACATGCTTTCTGCAGGTGCAATGTCAAGGCATGAAAAGTATTGCAGACTTAATCCTAACAACCTACATAAGTGCTTTGATCTTTGCCGGAATCTAACACGAAGGAGAATTTTAATAAATGGGAAGGATCCATTTAATAGCGGTTCTTATCAAACTGTTCTTGAGTGTAAAAAACTTAATGTAAAAATGTACTCCTATTTACTTGAAAAGAAATCAACAGCATATTTCGGGAGCCCGGTAAATTTCGAGGGGCTTATGAGAATGCCTTTACAGTGTATTCATTATGAGTATATGACAGAATCCGAGATCGAAGAGAGGTTTAATATCAACTTATAACAAGGCCGTCCCTGGTAGCTCAGTGGAAGAGCACTAACTTATAGACCAGTCGGTTAGAGGTCGCACGTTCGAGCCGTGCTCAGGGACCTAAAATATTTTTAATAAATTACTTGCATATATCACAGTGATACACTAAATTTACAACCGAATATTATAAGCGTTACAATGTTCAGAATATTATTAAATACAAATGGAGCCGGTTCCGGCTACAATATCCACGAAAGATTCGGTAACGCTTTTCTTAGTGGATTTTTTGTATCCGGTCCGGCTCTTAATATTTAAAGCGTTATGAAAAAGAAAGTTAAAGAACCTTCGGAACCACATACTCCAGACGAACCATTAAAATTAGATGTAAAAAAGGAACCTTTCAATTACCCAGAGTTATTAAAACATCCTAAATGGCAACGGAAAAGACTCGAGATAATGAACAGGGACAACTTTAAGTGTGTGTGTTGCGGAGATGAAGAAACAACACTTCATATTCATCACAAAAATTATGAATACGGCAAAAATATTTGGGAGTATGAGGATAATAATTTTATAACAGTTTGTGAGGACTGCCATATTTTTATTGAGGGCGCAAAAAAAGAGGGTACTGATATTAGCGCATGGAAGTTTTTAAAAATAAAAGATAATCAACGCCCCGAAGTTTATTATTTCTTCAAACATCCAGAATTGCCTGGTAAAGGATTATCTATGACGTTTTATGATTTAAATAAAACGGTTTTTTCCGTTTCATTTGGCCCTGTGTCATTCGAAAAGATATATGATTTGATTAAAACAATAAAAGACAATCAATAGTGGCCTACATTCAGATTGATAGAAAATTATTTAATCACTTTCTCTGGACCGAAAACAGAGTCTGGTCAAAGTTTGAGGCATGGATAGACTTAATCCAGTTAGTTTCTTATACTGAAAAAAATGAAAGGATTATCAATGGGGTGTTAATTACATGGGGTAGAGGGGAATTTCCGGTAAGTTATTCTTTTTTATCACAAAGGTGGAACTGGTCAGCACAAAGGACGCGCGGGTATATGCAACTACTAAAAAACAACAAGCAGATTAACACACGCATAACAAGCGTTGCAACAATCCTAACGCTTTGTAATTATGATCAATACAATCCTAAACAACAAGCGGAAAAAATAGAAACAACAAGCGAAACAACAACCGGACAACAAGCGGACGGCAAGCGGACGGCAATAATTAAAGAAGATAAAGAAGACAAGAAGATAAAGAATGAAGAAGAGTTAAAAGCTCGCGCTTTAATTTTTAAGAATCAAATATTGGAATTTCAAAATCAATATCCCGCAGTACCAACATTAAAAAAGTTTTACGAATACTGGTCAGAGCCGAATAAAAGTAAAACAAAAATGAGGTTTGAATTGCAGCAAACATGGGAACTTTCTAGAAGGCTTGCAACATGGGCTAGTAAAGATGATGTGTTTGAAAAAATAAATGGGAGTTCGGTTCCTTATGCCGGAAAAACGAAAACTAATCCAGATCCCCACTAATGGCAAAACAGAGATACGATAATAAGCGACCTGTAATTACAGCACTCCCGGACTTTGGTAAAGTACCTCCCCAGGCAAATGACATGGAAGAGGCCGTTCTTGGTGCTATAATGCTTGAAAAAGAGTGTATTCATTCAGTTATTGACATTTTAAAACCTGAATCATTTTACCGTGAGGCTCATCAGAAAATATTCTCTGTTGTGGTTACTCTTTTTAAAAAGAATTTTCCAACCGATATATTTAGCGTTACGGAAGAGCTAAGGTCACAAAACGAACTTGATGCCGTTGGAGGCCCTGTCTATGTTACATTATTAATTTCAAAGGTAGTATCTGCCGTAAACGCTGAATATTACGCCCGAATAGTTGCTCAGAAATATATACAAAGAGAATTAATCAGGGTTTCAACCGAGGTACAAACCAGGGCCTTTGATGATAGTTATGATATTACAGAGCTATTAAGTTACGCTGAAGATAGCCTGATGGAAATTACCGGGAGGATCTTTAAAAAGCAAGCAAGGAGAATGGGTGAGGTAGCTTATGAGATTATTGATAATGTTGATAAGATTCAAAAAGGAGAAATGAAGCTGATAGGTATTCCATCAGGGTTTACAACATTAGACAGATATACTTCAGGGTTCAGGGAAAGGGAAATGACTATTCTGGCCGCTCGTCCTTCAATGGGTAAGACCGCAACAGCTATTCAAATAGCTAAAAATATAGCCGGGTTTAATAATCCCGTTGCCTTTTTTTCATGTGAAATGACTGAGCAGGCAATTACAGTCAGGTACTTATCCGGGGAATCAGGATCCTCAAATAATGATATTATAAGCGCAAAATGCGATATCAACCGGGTTATTAAAGCCGCTGAAAATCTTCAAAAGTATAATATTTACATTGACGGATACACCGGGATAACATTAACAGAGGTCAGGGCAAAGACCAGAAAGTTAATGATGAAATACGGCATAAAGGTTCTTATCGTTGATTACCTTCAATTAATGTCGGGGGACGGGGATACAAGGGAGCAGGAAATTGCCTATATATCCAGGGGGCTTAAAGCAATTGCGCAAGATTTTAACATTCCTGTTATTGCCCTCTCCCAATTAAGTAGGAAGGTTGATGAGAGAGGCGATAAAAAACCAATATTATCTGACCTCCGCGAGTCAGGAGCCATTGAGCAAGACGCCGATGTGGTTATATTTTTACACTGCCCGGAAAAACATGGCGTGTACGATTATGAGGTTGACGGCAGAACGGTTGACGCTCATAGCCTAATAGTTCCAATTATTGCAAAAAATAGGAACGGTCCGACAGGTGAAATAATCTGGAGGCGAAATGATTATTTTACTAATATCTACGATGCCACTGAGGTATTTCCCGAGACAACAAAAATAGAAGATCCATTACATAAACTTAACCCCAGAGACAGGGATTTTGATAACGAGGAACCAAGATTTTAGTACAATGAAACTTCTGAACTAAAAAAGATAATTAATAATTTGCACGTATCAGAGTGATACTTTATCTTTGTTACGCTTGTTAATCACATCATGAATCAAAGAAATTACTTAACGGCCCCAATAACAGATGCAATTACCTCTTCGGATGTGGTTGACAAGCCTTCTGTTTGCGGGGCTCTATTTTTTATATCATGAAGGAAATTAAATTAACTCAAGGCAAGGTTGCTTTTGTGGATGATGAAGATTTTGAATACTTAAATCAGTTTAAATGGCACGCTGTTAAGAATAGAAATACATTCCACGCAAAAAGAAATAAAAGTATAAAACATAACAAGCCGAGAGAATTACTTTACATGCATCGTGAAATTATAAATGCCCCTAAAAATTTAATGGTAGACCATAGGGATCATAATGGACTAAACAACCAAAGAAGTAATCTGAGATTATGTAATAATAGTCAGAATCACATGAATAGAACTCCATGGGGTCGCTCAAAATATTTGGGAGTAAGTTTTCATTATAGAAACACTAAAATACGAGCTACCATATTGAATTATCATTTAGGGTATTTTGATACTGAGGAGAAGGCTGCTCATGCGTATGATTTAAAAGCAAAGGAGTTATTTGGAGAGTTTGCGAATTTAAATTTCAAATAATGAAACTCTTATCACATCATTCTTGGAAAAAAGTCGATTACGCATTCAGAACGCATAAATGTGAAAAATGCGGATGTGTGAGGTATTGGGACAGGATATTACAGAGAATAGTTTTTATCAAAGGATCTAAGCAATTATACTCCACACCGGATTGCAATAGTGTCATAAATTGCGATCCAGTGATTAAAACAACAGCAACTTCTTATTAGAAATTAAAATAGCAAACCCATGAACACCCTGACAATTATCAACTGGTCAACAGTAGCAATGGCAGTAACGACACTGATCGCAGTAATAATGTTTCTTTTCATCGCCTCATTCTTTATTGCAGAGCTGCAGAAGAAAAGATTCACGTTGCAGTATAACAGTTTAAAAGACTTCATAAATAAAGCCCCATTAGATAAAGAAAACTATCAGGCTATCTATGACATGTTCAATGATACTTATTGTTACTCAGACGGTGATGTAAGGCTTATAAAGAACTTATGGACCGATTTTAAAGTAAAGTTTAGAAGCATTGTACCGGTCGAAGATAAAGACCTGTTCCCGGATATAAAAGAGCTTACAAGCAAAAAGACGCATTCAGTATATCAGAGGCTGAAGCGGAAATCGAATGTTGAACTAATAAAATCGTAATGAAACGAATGAGCACAATTATTTTAATATTTCTATTCTCTATTCCGGCTTTTGCGCCGGCGGAGATATTCCTTCCAATACCGAAGGCGGAACCTATTAGGGTGTTTGACCCCATGTTATACTCTTTTCAATTTGTGGAAAGCAGCTTTGATACCGATACGGTTAATAGCCTCGGATATGGCGGGATACTTCAAATTGGTCAGGAAATGGTTGATGAAGCAAACCGTATCTGCATACTAACCGGAAATCCTGCCTGCTTTGTACTAGATGATAGGCTAGATTCAACGAAGTCTGTTCAGATGTGGTATATAGCCCAAAACTACTGGAACCCGAAATATGAGCTCAGGAAGGCTTGTAAGATATGGAATCCTATGGCAAGTGAAAAGTATTATTTAAAGTTAAAAAAAATGATAAACAATTTGTAAGTATCACAGTAATACACTATTTTTACAGTGCGATTCAGTTATGAAAACATTAAAAATCCCATATCATCTACATTGCCAAAAGAGCAATTCCGCTCAACTGGATCGCCTTTGTATTTGATATGGGTGTTTTTATCATGAAGGAAATTAAATTAACTCAAGGGAAGATTGCTTTGTTGATGATGAAGATTATGAATATCTGAATCAGTGGAAATGGGTTGCCCATAAATATTCAAATACTTACTATGCAGACAGAATAGAATCAATGGGAGAAAAAAGGAGTACTATAAAGATGCATCGTATTATAATGAATACTCCTTCCTTTTTAAAAACAGACCACATAAATCATGATGGACTAGATAATAGAAAAGTAAATTTAAGAATTTGCTCCAGTCAGCAAAATTGCATGAATGCGATTCCGTTTGGGGCAATAAAATATAAAGGGGTCTCTGTATTATATAAAAATAAATCAGGGAAAGTTTATGAGGCAAATATTCGTTTTGATAGAATAAAAACAAGAATTGGAATATTTAAAGATCCAGTTTTAGCAGCGAAAGCTTATGATATAAAAGCAAAAGAATTGTTCGGAGAATTTGCTTATCTCAATTTTCCGCAGATTAATAATGAACACTAAACAAATATTATCAAAAAGTTAAATCTAAAATCAATTCGATATGAATGACGAAAGTTTAATGCCCTTTGGAAAATATAAAGGGGAGAAAATGGCCAATGTGCCACCGGATTACTTGATCTGGCTTTATGAGAATGATAAGTGTGGTGGGGATGTTAAGAAATACATCTTCGACAACCTTGATGTACTGAAATCAGAAATAACCCTAAAAAATAAATCAAAATGACGAAGCTCTTATTCTTTGACCTAGAGACTACCGGGGTCAACCCGGCAAAAAACGGAATACATCAGATCAGTGGTGAGATAATCATTGACGGTATCTCAAAAGAGAA